ATGGCGCAAAATCGCCGTTGCCAGACGGTCGGAAATAATCCCGCGGCGAGCCCATGAACTGAAATGGCTCGCCCTGTCCTGTGACGTCCAGGTGGCTGAGCTGTCACGCCATTTCGAACCGTAATATCCGATACCCGGAATGTCCGGGTCTTCTTCCGGTTTGTTCGTCGGCACATTCACCCCGTTCTCATCCGTCATGAACGGTACGAAATGGATATTCTTTTCCGTTTTGTTTTTGTAGCTGCCGTACACCGTCTGGTACGAGGATTCGTTCTTCTGCTTCCAGAAATACGTCGTGTCCCCGCATATCCAGGGAACACCGTCAGCAGAGCCACCGACGCACTGACCTGCCATATCCGCCAGGTCTGCACGGAATTTATCAACCAGCGCACCAAACTGTGCTGCGTGATTTGCCGGCGTACCGCCAAAATCAAATTCCCCCTGCATCCACACCACGGCAAACAGCACATTTTTCGGATTCTTCTTCAGTGCTGCTTTTGTTCGACCGATAAGGTCCTTATACAGCGGCTTGTCCACACCCCAGCGGGTTGAATTCTCCGAGGCACCGCCAGCGTCACTGTATGTGCCATCGGCTCCGGTGGTGAACGCTGAACCACCACGACAGCACGGAACCAGCAGAATGCCCGCATTCGCCGGTATAAACGGCAGCAGTTTTTTGGCAATATGCAGCCCCTGCCCCACGGTACCGTACTGCCCCTTTGACAGGTCCGCTTTCGGATGGTTAAGGCGGCTCATGTCCTGCACATCATGCAGACAATGGTCCGCCGGAATGATGTCGTTATACTTACAGGCGGCACCGCCCGGTGTCACCGTACTGCGACGCGCCAGCTGCTTAATGCGCGGGTCCGGACGGTCATATGTCTCCGGCAGCGGAAGGCCTTCACCATATGCCATGCTGTTTGACTGCCCCGCCAGAACCACAACAAAGTAATACTCCGGGTCTCTGGTGGCGCTGATTACTGTGCCCTCTCCATCCGACGGCTTCACCACAACAGGTGTGCTCACATCACCTTCTGCGACAATCGCCTGAATAAGTGCTGCGCCATCATCCGTATACGAAGAAAACGGCCCGCCGTATGGCTGCCATCCTTCACGAATTTTTTGAGCAAGCGCATCCGCAAGGTCTGACGGCGACGCCGCCCTGACAACATCATAATGTTTAAATGTCATTATTCCTCCCGGCCGGGATAGTGTATTAAATCAGATATGGAGTGGGCTGTAGTCCGGAAGCCTGAATGACACACGGGGACTACAGCCCAAGAAATGAAAAAAGGCCACGCAGTTGCGCAGCCTGATAAACCCTGGTTAAAATCCACACGATAACAACACAACAATATCAGTATCTCATGCTATTGCCCGAACCCATTCGGGCATTTTTTACCCATAAAAAATGCCCCTCCGGAGAGGGGCATGTTTGCATGCACATTCTTTTTCTTGCATGGTGCCGGGTGCCTCCCGGTGAATTCAGTACCAGCACCTGAATCCGCGATTATCCCATATACCTACTCACTGATTGCCCCTCCGCACAGGGGGATTCACCATGCCAGTTTCTTTTAACAAACTCCCCGCAAACCAGACAACAGTCAACCGCCTGAATTGTGAGACATTTAAAAAAAAGGCCCGCAAAAGCGAGCCAGGGAAAATAAGTGTGGCGCGTTGTACTGGATTCGAACCAGCGACCTGGCGATTATGCGTCGCTCGCTCTCACCACTGAGCTAAAGGGCCGGGAGCAGAATAATAACGGTCCGTAATTAATTCCGCAATAAAAAACCCGCTCAATGGCGGGTTCTGGTAAAGTTCATGCGCTTGGTTCGCCTCGCGATACAGCTTTGCGAAGCGTACCGGAATTGAAGCAGTTTATGGCTAAAATTGCAAGAACTTTTTTAAAGCTGCATCAGCCTTTCCACCAGTTTATCTCTGCGAACAACAAACCAACCATTGGCTCTCGCCAGTTCCAGCCATGACTCAAGGGAAATAACAATATCATCATCCCGCAACTGAATTGTGGAAACAGTGACACCGCCTCGCTGATAACAGAGAACTCGCGTGTCGTAACTTTTCTGGCATGAAGCTGGCGCTGACGGATCCTTTTGTCTGAAATAGCAGTCTTCCAGTTTTTCGAACACATCCCACGCCTGATCGGTTTCGAGCATTTTGGCGTGACGGGCTGCGCCTCGTTCTGTCCAGAGGATGAGGGAGCGGGTTTTGGGGGAAACAGGCGTTTGTGAGTTACTTAAAGTAACCCGCAAATTTTTCAACTCATCACCAACAACCTTGAAAAAGTGTTTACCCTCAACAAAACGCTCGGAATTACGGGTGTAATTTACTTTGATGTTGTTGATCTCGGTACAGTAAAGCTGTGCCAGTAACTCGGTAGTGATAACGGGAATTTGGTTGTGTGTAATTGGGGAAAGAGTTTCGACAGAAATCTGAGTGGTCATAACGATAACTCCGTACATTTGGACATTATCGCCACCGTCAGGTGCTAATCATCGTGGTGGCGAACTGTGCGGGGTTAGCACTACCGGGTACGGAAACCGGCGAGCCTTTCGGCTCCCCCACACAGCCCGCCATAAATCGCGAATGTGACTGTGCAAACGATATGAAAAAAGACGCGGGCGCGTCTCATATCGCTCCGTAAACATCCGGGGTGCTAATCCCGACGCCAGATTTTGCTGGCGCGTGAGGAATATAGCCCCGGATAACAGATTGAGTCAACAGACGGTTTTTAGATCCCCGGAAGAGAATGCATCACGCATCGGCAGATAGAGCATAAACTCTGCCATTTTCAACCACGCATCTATGCGATTACGGCACGTGGCGTAACACCACTCAGGGTGTGAATCATTCAGCAATTCAGTCATTTTTCGCTTAGTCATCCCCCTCCCTTCATATCGTTGCCGGAGGATACAAATCAATCCTGGGTGTTCTGCCAGCACTTCACTAATCACACGATCAATGCATAACGCCTCTGCATCAGTACAATGCACCAGCCAGCTTTTTTGCTTGCCGTTGATCATATCCCGCAAAAAAGCCTCAAGTTCAGGTTTGTCCAGACCTGCTTTTTTCATCCTCCGGAGCGCCTCGTTAATTGCCGTTTTTGTCAGCTTTTTAGAGGTCAGCAACTGGTTGAACATATTTCCCGTCTTACCGCCGCCAATATACGACCAGCGCCCCCACATGCGCAGTTTTCCCTGAATCCAGACACTTTCCAGCGTGGTGAGACGAAGGTGTTCCCCGCTTTTGCCTGTATTTGTTGGGTAAATCATAAATAACCTTCCTTTCTCCAGATTTCTTGCGTACGAAAAACACCTTCTGCATGCATCAGGCGTAATTCTTCTTTGGTGTAATCGCTGGTTTTTACCCGCCCGTCGATTAAATCGTGGCATGAGCTACAGGCAATCGCTGCCTGCATATCGTGTGGTTTTGTCGCTGTTCCGCACGTCCCCGCCAGCCTGTAATGCGCCAGCACAGAAGTTTCGGGATTGTGATTGCAGTAGCCAGGAATTCTGACGGTGCACATCTGCCCCCGCGCCGCTTTACGTAAATCCACCATTACGCAAACTCCAGCAGCTGCGCGGCCACATTTTCGACTTCCTCCGGAGAGGAAAATTTACGGAACAGGATCCAGTTCCACAGCACATTCAGTACAGATTTATAAACCTGCTGAAACTCGGTTTCGTCCATGTTCGCAAATGCGATAGATTTTGCCCTGCGCCCACGACTACCATCAGGATAAATATGCTCGGTGTAAAATCCTGCCTGAATGGTTACCCACTCGCGGAAAGCCTCAAACGACTTTAGCAATGCTGTATCTCGGGTTCTGCGTGTCGCAACTGTATTCAGATATTGCTCTGCGGCTTCGCTCAGAGCTGGCGTATGTTCCCGGCCTACTGATTCGCACAGATAATCAACGAAACCGGACACCCGTTTTCGCTCGCGAGGAGTGATCGCCCCACCGACCGGAGTCCAGTAATCGAATCCGAGTTGCAGAAGTTTGAAAAAACGCTTATGGAATGCGTAGTTACGAACGCGCTTGAAATCAGCGTGTATCCACTCGCCTATTTTGATTTGATGCAGAAAATCACAACTCTCCGGCGTCGCCGGGAGAAGTAATCCGGAAGAGGTTTGTTTGACCAGTTGTATATGCGCCATTGCTGTCTCCAATGGCGCTGTAGGTTGCCAGTTGTTCAGGCTGGCTTACGAATTATAACTCATTCCCGAATCACCTTGAAACCGAGCCTTTCAAGATATTCAATGAATGCCTCGATAGATAAAATTACATGATTATCAGGGATTAACGTTGCGTAGATAACTTCCCCATTCTCAACGCGCACAGCAAAGAGGCCATTTTCACTAAAAATTTCACGTAATTCTTCAATTTTCATCAACAGAATCCTTCCAGATAAATAGCACCCCCCTGTTCGGGGTCCATCCCTCTTCTCCCTGCGCGCTACTTAAGTATTTTTGATTCTATTCCGGCATCGTCCATAACTTCAAACGTATTGAAAATAAAAACAAAAACCCGCCGAAGCGGGTTAAGTGCGGGTGCGTTGAAGATGCCTGACACATGAGAGGTGGCGAGGGATTTCTCCCTCGCCTGGTCTCTTACTCCTCAGGTTCGTAAGCTGTGAAGACAGTGACCTCCGTCTGGCCGGTTCGGATTCGTACCTCGCAGAGGTCTTTCCTCGTTACCAGTGCCGTCACAATGACGGTTAAACAGATGACGATCAGGGCGATTAGCATCGCCTTTTGCTGCTTCATAGCCTGCTTCTCCTTGCCTTTCGGCGCGTAAGAGGCTAACCTACATGTGCAAGTCATAGATATGGCCTCAGATTAATGTTAAGCGTCTTGCCGGACGCGTAATGTTAACTGGGGCTTTTCTCTATCTGCCGTTGGTGTTCATGCCCGAGGCAGATAGCCTCAAGCACCCGCAGCAATTCTACTTAACTCTCGCTTTACCGCAAACCGTTTTTACCCGATATGGGAATTCCCATATCGTAATGAATTCAGTTCCCTAGTCGATCCATCAAAAACACAACCAGGCAGTAAACGCCCACAACAGCAATAACAGCCAGCGCACCTTCCATTGCCAGTGAAATATCATCCGACATATTCCCTCCTTTGGTGTTAATCCCGGCGAACGTTTTTACCCCCACCGACAAATAACATATACTAAAAAAGCGATAGCCATAGCAACGCCTGTAATTGCAAATGCTTCAGGCCAGTTCATTGGCGCACCTCCTGCGGCGGTTCTGGTAGCGGCATCCAGTCGGTTACATTGCGGCTCTGTGTTTCGAAAAATTCATCACCATCACGGACTACATCAAAAAACTCACCGTCTCGATATTGCGCATAAAGAACGAATGCGCCATCACATAAAATAATTACGTGCTGACCGTCATCCGGCATTCGCTCACTACAGCTTATCCAACCATCCAGAGTTACCGGATAGTTGGTTGACGTTTCCGAGATTTCCTGAAAATTATTGGTTGACGAACCCTTCTTTTCCCGAAAGTTTCCAGCCTGAAGCATGGCGGCGCTGTCTGGCGGGGCAGCATATAGCGGCACGTATATTTCCGGTTCCTTATCAGCACCGGGTTGCTCTTCCAGTGAGAATGTCTTTCCGGTAAATCGATTCATATAAAGCACGGGCTCTGCTTCCAGCGAAGCCTGAGCAACAAGGGCCAGTGCTAAATCCAACTCAATTGCCTCGAGAGAATTTTTGAATGCTGTCTGTTTTACTGCAAATTTCATCGCCTTTACATTTTCACTAACATGACTGATTAACTGCTCTTTTGTAAAAGTGGTCATCTCATTCTCCTTTGATGCGAATGCCAGCGACAATTGAAGCCTGATAGCTAATTCACTCACAGTACCGCCTCCTGAAAATTGCCCTGATAGAACGCCAGTACACGCAGCATAACTTCACTCTTCCGGCACTCGCCACAGATTATGTTCTGTTGTCTGTCGTAGCGGCGTATTTCTCCGTCTGGTAACTTTCGAATCAATGTCTGGTCGGTTGTTTTCTCCGCTGCCTTACGCCATACGCGATACACCTGTTCTGATGTAAAAACACCGTATTTACCGGGCATGTATAAATCGCCACAAGCCAGTACATCCACAAGGCAACGTCTGACTGAATGCCAGCCTGCTCCCGTCGCTCTCTCCAGTTGTGATATCGTCATGCGTTCATTTTTGCGTACCAGCCCGATAATTCGGGCCTTCAGTTCTTCACGCTGTTCGTGTGTAAAAGGTTTCGCCATAAGCGCCTCCGGCAATCACTTTTCCGACACAATACGACCGGATGAATCGACAATCTGCCGAACAATATCCCGGTGCTTGTTCAGCTCCCGCAGCGCGGCGCAGACTCGCTCCCACTTCTGAACATCACTTTTCGCCCTGCGCAGCGCCAGGTTTGCCCTGCGAAGGGACGGAAAAATCAGCTCATCTGCTTGCGTTTCGGTAAACGATGGCAGCGACTGCACAATGTCCGCCACCGTTTCTGTTTTAATATCTTCCTGTGTTGCGGCTTCCCGGACTGGTAACGCAGCACCTGCTGGCTGAGGAAAGGCCTTACCATCACTTTCCGTTACCAGCGCGGCTTTCGGCTCTGCTGGTAAATTATCGCCCGGCATGCAGTAACGAAATCCACCGTTCTGATTAACGCGTGCCAGCCGCCCCGTTGCGGTTACCACCGCCAGCGTGGAAGCAACCTTGCGAGTACTGACACCGAACTTACCCGCTATTTCTTCACAGGTTTTAGCCCCCTCCTGAGCGATAAACTCAATCATCATGTTAGCGCTAACTTTTGGAGCGACCTCTTCGGTCAGCATATCCTGTGTTTCAGATTTTACTGGCCGCTCTTCGGTTACCCGGGATTCACCTTCGACAGCCAGAAACCAGGTGTGACCCGTTTTATCAACAACGCCATTTTTTTTGAGCTCCCACAGTTCGTTGAGAACTTCTTCACGGCTGATATCAATTCGTGCCGCCAGTTCAACAGAATTGGCTTTTCCCATCGCTTTCAGTGCATGTAATACGGTTTCCATCGAAAATTCACCTCGTTAAAAATTCTCACATACCCTGACGTCCAACGTTTGACCGCCAGCTCTCCCAGTTAAAATTCACCCAACGACCACCGTTCATGGTCATCCGGTCCATAATCCTCTCACCAAGAAGCGTGCTCATTGCGGCATGATTCAGGTTTGTCAGCATCCCGACACTGCGCAGTGATGCCGTCCGGCGGTCAACAATCTGGTGCAGTACCACCTGCTCGTTTTTCGTCTCACGCTGGATGCCAATTTCGTCAAGAACCAGGAGGTCCACTTCGCACAGTTCACGCAAAAATTTTTCGCCTGACTGCCCGTCGTCATAGCTGGCGTGCAGGGCGCTCATAACATCAGCCACGGTAACCACAATCACTGTCTGACCGTCTTTCAGCAGGCGATTCCCGATAGCTGCCGCTAAGTGATTCTTCCCGGTACCAGGTTTTCCGCTGAACGCAAAATTTGTATACCCGGTCATCAGTTCATCAGCGATGGATTTCGCCTGGCTTAACGCGTATCGCTGGCCGTCGTTCTGCACCTGGTAATTCGCAAACGAGCATTTACGGTGCAACGGCTGGATGCCAGAGCGATTCAGAATTTTTTCCACCCGCAACTGACGATTCAGACGGTTGATCTCCTCGCAACGTTTCTGGCCTTCAGTAAGTTGCCACTCACGCCACTCCGCAACCGTTCTGAATGGGGCGGTTACATGTGGTGGGGTCAGTCTGCGGATACGCTCCAGAACGCCGCCTGTCGCAATATTTTTCATGGTCTGTTACCCCCTGAAGCCTGGCGGGATCGCACTGTCCGGCAACGAGACGGTGTTAACCTGTCGGAGCAACGTCTCAGGCCGAACACCTTTCGGTACGAACAAGCCCTGGTATTCATTGGCGATGCTGTGTCGAATCACCTGCTCAGGTGTAAAACCCTGCTGACGGAATTTTTCCAGTTCCCGTATCGCCCCGTTAGCGCCCTGCTCCGTTCGAATCGGTTTTCGCAATGCCTGCCTGAACTGAACCCACTCATGCCAGAGTGTTTCCGGCAACCAGTCAGGCAGCTCGATAGCCTCCGGCTCGAATTTTTTAGACGCTCGTTTTTGGCGAGGGGGATTTAGGGGGAGATCAGTATTTATATCTTCCTCTTCCTCTTCCTCTGGTAACGCTTTTTGATCCGTTTGTGTAACGCTGCCAGCGTTACCTTTTCGTTTCAGTTCGCGTATTTTTGTAACTCGCTCGTTTGTAACCGCCCGTTTTTTAGAGCTTTTCCCGTTATGACGTTCAAAGTTAGGTAGAGAAAGCCCACCGTCATTTTCGACCAGCCATCCAACCTGAATTAACGCATCAGCAAAACCAGCCATAAAAGTGATGCGATCTATTGCACTTTTTGTAACGCCGCGAGCGTTACAATCTGCATTACCGTCTATCATTTGTTGATCCGCCCATGCCCAGAAGCGAATAACCTTCCCTAATGCGGCATCTGGATCAATATTCAGAATCTCAGCAAGCCTGAATATTTCCGGCTTATCCGGCGTAATAACCTCGAGCTTTATCCAGTTTGAAGCCATTTGTTTTCACCTTGTAACGCTCGCAGCGTTACATTTAACTGATACCGAACAAAACAATCCGGCACGATTAATTTCAATCAATGCACTACGACAGAATCGCCGGGCGACCCACCACCGCTGAAATGTGCTTTCCGGTAAACGGCCTGGACTGCATCATCATGCGCATCAATTGCCGTACTCAACGCTTCCTGCGCCGCCAGTAATGCACGGCGTTCCAGGGTATCGAAGATGCAGAGTCGGTGACGCAGCTCGCGCGGAAGAATTGCCAGAACCGCAGGGATCAGTTTCTGAATTTTTTCCCTTTGCGCTTTCGTTTCACCTTTTAACCAACGGTGATAGATGTTCTGCTGATTATTCCAGTCCTTGCCTGGTACCAGGGGCAATTCGCCGCCCCCCTGGCGCAGATATTCTTCAGTAATTGCGTTAGCGACCCACGCCTGCCCTTTTTCGGCTGCCAGGGCTAACAACACTGATTCGATGTGCTCATGCCTGATTTTCATGAATCAACTCCTGTGCATTTTGCGTGTTAGCCTTACATCCAACAGGTAAACCATCGGTCGGATTAGGGTAGATATCAGGCCGGAGTTCATGAGGTGTAACCTCGAAATTCGTAGCCTCTGCGATACGCAATACCTTTTCAGGGCTTAACTGACTACGTCCAGTAGCAACGAGGCTAATCATTGATTGCGAACAACCAGCCAGCGCGGCCAAACAAGACTGTCGTACACGATTTTTTTTCAAATATTCATCTAATGTCATAATGGTCACCTTAGTAATGCTCACAAAAATATTAACCATACTAATTTAAATGATCAATACCTATATCAGTTTGAGATTATGAACTGTATTCATAAGATGGTGGTATGAGAAGAAAACGCGAAGAAATCGCATCGCCGGAAGCTACGCAACGTCTGCGCGCAATCTGGGATGCAAAAAAAAGAGAGCTCAAACTGACTCAGGAGCTTGCTGCCGAGCTAATGGGTTTTGAGGCGCAATCTGCGGTTAGCCATTATCTCAACGGAAAGGCTCCACTTAATACTGATGCGGCATTAAAATTCGCTGTATTACTAAGAGTTAAGCCTGAAGAGTTGAGGCCTGATTTAGCTGATCTGATGAATTACGTCCGTTCCTCAGGAACTTATGACGAAAGTTTCGAAGGCGAAGGTTGGCGGATGGTTAACAAGCAACAAGCTGATTTACTAGATCTTTTTGATATCCTTCCCGAATCAGAAAAAGCAAAACTAATCGAAAGACTTAAAGGTCAGAATGAACTCTACAAAGAAGCATTTGAAAATATGCTGGCAGCTCAAAAACGCATGAAGAAATAGCTCCCACCATCTCGTAACTAAACCGCCATTTTTGGCGGTTTTTTTGTCCCCTCCGCCCGCCCCCGCCTTACTTTTTATCAAAAAAACACTAAAAATTTCATTAGGATAGTACATTTTTATCAACGAAATGCATATTTGTGTTGATCATTAATATGAACATAACTAATATTATTACAGAAGCAGCACGGCGCTGTAGGTTTTAGTTCCGCCACCCGGCGTTAAAGGGAGAGATAAAATGGTGCATTACGAAGTAGTTCAGTATTTGATGGATTGTTGCGGTATCACTTACAGCCAAGCTGTACAGGCTCTACGCAGCAACGACTGGGATCTCTGGCAGGCAGAAGCCGCTATATGCAGCAACAAGATGTGAGATTCGCAAAATGCAAAAAATCGACCTCGGCAACAACGAATCCCTAGTGTGTGGCGTGTTCCCCAACCAGGATGGAACGTTCACCGCCATGACGTATACCAAAAGCAAAACATTTAAAACTGAAACAGGCGCACGTCGCTGGCTTGCCAAAAATACCAGCTAATCCATTTATTGGATTAATTCAATATTCTCGCTGTAGAGGTATAGCCGAGGCCACCAAAGCCCGGAGGTGGTGAAATAAAACCGGGCATAACACGAAGGCGCATTTCCGGTATCCATAAAGAGTCGGTCTTGTCTGTCAAATTTAAATGGTGGGAGTGCGCCTCCGGTTGTGAATAACAACACTGCTGTGTGTAGTCTTGGCGGCATCAGTTTTTTCTTGAAGTTCGACTGATGTCCGCCCTTTTTAAAGTGAATTTTGTGATGCGGTGAATGCGGCTAAGCGCACGCGGAACAGTTAAAAAGCTATTGTCCTTCGTAGCAGAGTTATGGGTGAAATATCCGGCGTTAATTGTTAACTGGTTAACGTCACCTGGAGGCACCAGGCACCGCATCAACAAAGTTCACTTCAGTGATGAAAGGTGAGAGAAAATGTTGAATGTAGCTATTGAAAACCAGAACGGGTGGAATTATAGTGCACCTGCACCTCATAAAACGGGTGCCGGGATTTGCACCCCGATGATCACTAGAGCGCATAACCGCGCCAAAGCGGTTTTTTTATGCGTAAAGCGCAGCCACATTCAGATTATGGTGGGGCGTATGGGGCCGTTTTCGGGCGGGCCGGATTCTCTAGTGACCGGTAGTGCAAACCCTGTACGTCTCACCACCCATGAGATTTGCACCTCCGGTGGTGAGTTTACCAACTTATCACTAGAGGCTGCCATCATGGCTACTATCCCTACCCTTTCTCACCCTGACGTAACCATCGAAAATGGTCGTGCTGTCACTACGTCTGTTGCAGTTGCAGAGTTTTTCCGCAAGCTGCATAAAAACGTCATTCAAAAAATTGAAGCTCTGGAATGTTCCTCAGAATTCACTGAGCTTAATTTTAAGCCAAGTGAATACACCGACTCAACCGGGCGCAAACTCCCAATGTACCAAATCACCAAAAACGGCTTCGTTTTCCTGGTGATGGGCTTCACCGGCAAAAAAGCCGCTGCATTTAAAGAAGCCTACATCGCTGAGTTCGATCGCATGGAAGCAGAGCTACGCCAGAATAATACCACTCCCACAAACAAAATCATTCCGGGCGATGGGCGCACTCTGGTTGTTCGCTTCGACAAATTCGGCAACGTCGAATTCACTGAAACCGTTCCTGATGGCGCTCTCGTCTGTACCCTGGACACTTTCCGCCTTTATCTGGAGAAACAGGGCTGGACTCTTGTAAACCGAAGCGCAATTAAAAATATGACCGTCGAGCAGTTGCTGAGTATTAAATAGTTTTCTGGAATTTTCTTAATACGAGAAATTTATTAAGGAGATAATTATGATTGCTCATCACTTCGGAACTGATGAAATACCACGTCAGTGTGTGACTCCTGGCGATTATGTTCTTCATGAAGGCCGGACATATATCGCCTCGGCAAACAATATTAAAAAGCGAAAACTTTATATTCGTAGCCTGACTACAAAAACATGCATTACTGACTGCATGATTAAAGTCTTCCTCGGTCGTGATGGTTTACCTGTAAAGGCGGAGTCATGGTGATGACTAAGAAAATAAAATGTGCTTACCACCTTTGCAAAAAAGACGTTGAAGAAAGCAAAGCTATTGAAAGAATGCTTCACTTCATGCACGGGACTTTATCAAAAGACGAACCGAGAAAATATTGCAGTGAAGCTTGTGCCGAAAAAGACCAGATGGCACACGAACTTTAATTAATTGACTATTCGAAACTGAATTTATGCCAGCAATGGCAGGGATTCGCTCAACCTTAATTAAGGAGAAAAAATGATTACCAGTTATGAAGCCACTGTTGTAACTACCGATGACATTGTTCACGAGGTTAATCTGGAAGGAAAGCGTATTGGCTACGTGATTAAAACAGAAAATAAAGAAACCCCCATTCACTGTGGTTGATATCGATGGTCCATCAGGCAACGTAAAAACACTTGATGAAGGTGTCAAAAAAATGTGCCTGGTGCATATCGGAAAGAATCTGCCCGCAGAAAAAAAAGCCGAATTTCTGGCAACTCTGATTGCAATGAAATTAAAAGGTGAAATCTGAAAGAAATAGCCTGCGTATGGCGCAGGCTATGAACAGTGTGTATCCGGCAAGATTATTCACTGAACAAACGAATTTTAATCTGAGTTGAGGTTAAAAAACAATGAGCACCGATAAACAAGTTTACCCACTGTATTACGAAGCAAAAAATGACAAAGTAAGAAAACGTCTCGGTATTAAAGGCGGTTTCTACTGGACTGAAGCGAAAAAATTATCCATTGCCATATCCCGTGGTGCTGTTGCTATTGACGATGCTGGCTACGATGAAGATGACTTTAAAAAACCCGTTCGCGTAAATTTCCCCGTCGTGAATGACCTTCCACCGGAAGGCGTGTTTGATACTGAATTCTGCAACCGCTATGAAAAAGGCGGGGAAGATGGCATCACCATGATGGCTATATCCTTCAATGACAACATCAACGGTGAAGATGCCACAACTGCTGGCGATGACAACGATGACCCGGACGGAACTATTCCGGATGATGTGGAGAAAAGCGAATCCCCGGACAGCGACGATGACTGTTCTGAGTGTGAAATTCCCGTCGCCACTCTGAGCCTTACTCATCGCTTCCTTCACCTCTTCTTCTTCAGCAAGGATGAAGATGGAAAATACCGGCATCACGCCACACCAGAACAACGCAATAACGTGATCCGTATGGAGATGGACACAGAGGACAGTTACCTTCAGAGCCTGCTTACTGCTGTGCGCGCCGCACATCATGAACTGGATAAACTGACGAACTATCACCTTAGTCGCCTGGCTGAATCTGTAGGGAAAGCATTCCCCCACTCTGCAAATCATCGCATCAGCCCGGCTGAATTCGACAAGTTCATTTCCACCTGGATGAAAACTGACTACCTTGATCAGGGCCTGCTGACAAAAGAATGGCAGAACGGAAATTATGTTTCAGGAATTACCCGTACGCCTTCCGGTGCTAACGCTGGCGGCGGAAATATTACCGATCGTGGTGAAGGATTCAAACATGATAAGACATCACTCGCACGAGATGTAGCCACCGGCGTTCTGGCCCGTTCAATGGATGTGGATATTTATAACCTTCATCCGGCACACGCTAAACGTGTCGAGGAAATTATCGCTGAAAATAAACCGCCCTTTTCTGTTTTCCGCGACAAATTCATCACCATGCCTGGCGGGCTGGATTATTCCCGCGCCATCGTGGTTGCGTCCGTAAAAGAAGCACCAATTGGGATCGAGGTTATCCCTGCGCATGTCACTGAATATCTGAACAAGGTGCTGATTGAAACCGATCATGCCAACCCTGATCCGGAAATCGTGGATATTGCCTGCGGTCGTTCCTCTGCCCCGATGCCGCAGCGTGTAACAGAAGAAGGAAAACACGATGGTGAAGAAAAACCGCAACCATCTTGCGCAATGGCAGATAAACAGGCAACGGCTGAAACAGTGGAACCGGATGCAACTGAACATCATCAGGACACGCAGCCGCTGGATGCTCAGTCACAGGTAAATTCTGTTGATGCGAAATATCAGAAACTGCGGGCAGAACTCCATGAAGCCCGGAAAACCATTCCGCCCAAAAATCCTGTCGATGCCGACAAATTGCTGGCTGCCTCTCGCGGAGAATTTGTTGAAGGGATTAGCGACCCGAATGATCCGAAATGGATTAAGGGGATCCAGACCCGCGATTCTGTGTACCAGAATCAGCCAGAAACGGAACAGAACGACCAGAAAGCGGAACAGAACAGCCCAAATACGCAACAAAACGAGCCAGAAACGAAACAACCTGAACCAGTAGTGCAACAGGAACCGGAAAAGATCTGCACCGCCTGCGGCCAGAGGAGTGGCGGCAACTGCCCTGATTGTGGCGCGGTGATGGGCGACGCAACATACCAGGAAACATTCGATGAAGAGAATCAGGTTGAAGCTAAGGAAAATGATCCGGAGGAAATGGAAGGCGCTGAACATCCGCACAATGAGAATGCTGGCAGCGATCCGCATCGCGATTGCAGTGATGAAACTGGCGAAGTCGCAGATCCCGTAATCGTAGAAGACATAGAGCCAGGTATTTATTACGGAATTTCGAATGAGAATTACCACGTAGGTCCCGGTGTCAGTAAGTCTCAGCTCGATGACATTGCTGATACTCCGGCACTGTATTTGTGGCGTAAAAATGCCCCCGTGGACAACACAAAGACAAAAACGCTCGATTTAGGAACCGCTTTCCACTTCCGGGTACTTGAACCGGAAGAATTCAGTAACCGCTTTATCGTAGCACCTGAATTTAACCGCCGTACAAACGCCGGAAAAGAAGAAGAGAAAGCGTTTCTGATGGAATGCGCAAGCACAGGAAAAACGGTTATCACTGCGGAAGAAGGTCGGAAAATTGAACTCATGTATCAAAGCGTTATGGCTTTGCCGCTGGGGCAATGGCTTGTTGAAAGCGCCGGACACGCTGAATCATCAATTTACTGGGAAGATCCTGAAACAGGAATTTTGTGTCGGTGCCGTCCGGACAAAATTATCCCTGAATTTCACTGGATCATGGACGTGAAAACTACGGCGGATATTCAACGATTCAAAACCGCTTATTACGACTACCGCTATCACGTTCAGGATGCATTCTACAGTGACGGTTATGAAGCACAGTTTGGAGTGCAGCCAACTTTCGTTTTTCTGGTTGCCAGCACAACTATTGAATGCGGACGTTATCCGGTTGAAATTTTCATGATGGGCGAAGAAGCAAAACTGGCAGGTCAGCTGGAATATCACCGCAATCTGCGAACCCTGGCTGACTGCCTCAATACCAATGAATGGCCAGCTATTAAGACGTTATCACTGCCCCGCTGGGCTAAGGAATATGCAAATGACTAAGCAACCACCAATCGCAAAAGCCGATCTGCAAAAAACTCAGGGAAACCGTGCACCAGCAGCAATTAAAAATAACGACATGATTAGTTTTATTAACCAGCCATCAATGAAAGAGCAACTGGCAGCAGCTCTTCCACGCCATATGACGGCTGAACGTATGATCCGTATCGCCACCACAGAAATTCGTAAAGTTCCGGCGTTAGGAAACTGTGACACTATGAGTTTTGTCAGTGCAATCGTACAGTGTTCACAGCTCGGACTTGAGCCAGGTAGCGCCCTCGGTCATGCATATTTACTGCCTTTTGGTAATAAAAACGAAAAGAGCGGTAAAAAAAACGTTCAGCTAATCATTGGCTATCGCGGCATGATTGATCTGGCTCGCCGTTCAGGTCAAATCGCCAGCCTGTCAGCCCGTGTTGTCCGTGAAGGTGACGAATTTAATTTCGAATTTGGCCTTGATGAAAAGTTAATACACCGCCCAGGAGAAAACGAAGATGCCCCGGTTACCCACGTCTATGCTGTCGCAAGACTGAAAGACGGAGGTACTCAGTTTGAAGTTATGACGCGCAAACAGATTGAGCTGGTGCGCAGCCAGAGTAAGGCTGGTAATAACGGGCCATGGGTAACTCACTGGGAAGAAATGGCAAAAAAAACGGCTATTCGTCGCCTGTTTAAATACCTGCCTGTCTCAATTGAAATCCAGCGTGCAGTATCAATGGATGAAAAGGAACCACTGACAATCGATCCGGCAGACTCCTCTGTATTAACCGGGGAATACAGTGTGATCGATAATTCAGAAGAATAATTCAGCCTGGCGGTGTAATGCACCGCCAACGCGAGACAGTTTTTATGACAAAAATTATGAGATATGACGATGTTAAACCATGTCCGTTTTGTGGTTGTCCATCTGTTACGGTGAAAGCAATTTCAGGATATTACCGGGCAAAATGCAACGGATGCGAATCCCGAACTGGCTATGGTGGAAGTGAAAAAGAAGCACTCGAAAGATGGAATAAACGAACTACTGGAAATAATAATGGAGGTGTTCATGTATAAAATAACTGCCACTATTGAAAAAGAAGGTGGCACTCCTACTAACTGGACAAGATATTCAAAATCTAAATTAACGAAATCAGAATGCGAAAAAATGCTCTCAGGGAAAAAAGAAGCAGGCGTGTCCAGAGAGCAGAAAGTAAAGCTGATAAATTTTAATTGCGAGAAACTTCTGTCCTCGTGAGTTGCATTATATACAAATTAGAACTTCATAGCTGATTATTAAAAATCAACCACACCCGCCAGTATTCTGTATATTTACTGGCGGTCATATCGTAAGAGGTATGGCAATGAATCTTGTGACACTCAAAACGTGGGGAAAACTCAGATATCCGGATAACCCACCATCAATATCAACGCTGAGACGATGGGCAAGGAATGGAAACATTTATCCTGCACCTGAACTACACGGGAGGAGTTACAGGGTGGTTCCGGAAGCTTTCTATATCAACCCCAATAAGGTTGATACCGATATAACACACCATCAGCCTAATGGGCGACAAGGGAGAGACAGTCCGTTACTGGAGAAGTTAAAACATGCAGCGGAAAAAATACGATCCCAATTTGCCTAAAAACTTAACATATCGAAGGAGGGACAAAGCATATTACTGGCGCAACCCTCTGACGAAAGAAGAATTTACACTAGGTAAAATTTCAAGAAGAGATGCAATCGCGCAGGCAATTGAAGCAAATCACTATATATACAAAAACTACTCTACTGCTGCCTTAATTGAAAAACTTAAAGGGTTCGACTCATTTACTATGGCAGACTGGATTGAACGTTACAAAACGATTCTTATAAGGAGAAAAGTGTCCAGAAATACTTATAAAATTCGGGTAAATCAACTGGAGACAATAAAAGAAAAATTGGGAGAGATTTTACTGACAGAAATAACCACTCGCCATATTGCCGAGTTTCTTGATTTGTGGATTGAAGGAGGGAAAAACACAATGGCAGGATCAATGCGTTCTGTGTTGTCTGATATGTTTCGTGAGGCCATTGTTGAAGGACGTATATCTCAAAATCCAGTAACGCCAACAAGAGCACCGAAAATAGTAGTTACAAGAGAACGACTGAAACTAAAGACATACAACTGCATCAGGGAGGCAGCAGATCAACTTCCGGCATGGTTCCCATTAGCTATGGATTTAGCCCTTGTAACAGGACAACGTCGCGAAGACATAACGAATATGCGGTTTAGTGATATTTATGATGATCGTCTCCACATCAGGCAAATTAAGACAGGAATGATGATTGCTATCCCCCTGTCACTCAGCCTTCCTGTCGCTGGTCTACGGCTTGGTACAGTAGTTGAACAGTGCCGCCTGGTAAGCCGGGGAGATTATCTAATCAGTGCCGGGATTAGAAAAAACAGCCCTGACGGCAGCATTCACCCGGATGGCCTGACAAAAAAATTTGTCGCAGCCAGAAAATTAACAGGTATCCAGTTCAGTGAAAACCCACCAACTTTTCACGAGATCAGAAGCCTGGCTGGACGATTGTACAAAGAAACATGTGGAGAAGAATTTGCTCAGCGTCTACTTGGCCACACATCGGAGAAGACAACAAAAATGTATCTTGATGAGAGAGAAAAAACGTACTTACTGCTCTGATTTTAACGTAAATGGATTGTTAAATGTATTTTGGTTGTGATATAACCAAAAAAGACCGGAATACAGAAATTCGAGTAAATTTCGGGGAATTTCGGGGAGACGCTTGCAACTGATTGATTTTAAATACAATTAAAAAAAGACCGAGTACGATTCCTGTATTCGGTCCAGGGAAATGGCTCTTGGGAGAGAGCCGTGCGCTAAAAGTTGGCATTAATGCAGGCTTAGTTGCCTTGCCCTTTAAGAATAGATGACGACGCCAGGTTTTCCAGTTTGCGTGCAAAATGGTCAATAAAAAGCGCGGTGGTCATCAGCTTAAATGTTAAAAACCGCCCGTTCTGGTGAAAGAACTGAGGCGGTTTTTTATTGGAAATCAAAAGGCTATTTTAGGTAATTAACAGAGTTTTTCAGCTCGTTCTATAAACGGTGCCAGACTCATTTTTTCGCCGGGATTGTTAGGATCATCAATCTGAATCACCGAAATGGATTGGGCATTGGTCTTCCCACTGGCAACTTCCTTTTGTGCGATATCGTTTAAAGGATACTGCACGAGGGTACTCGGATTAATAACATACAAAGCATTACCCGGTCGGCAAGTCAGCATCACCTCTTCGCGATTAAACGCCCATTTGTCTTTACCCACTTCAAAACGGCTGACGGTAATCACCTGCGGTGCAGCCAGCGCCGCTGCAGAACTGGTGAGTAACAGAAATGCCAGAATACTTTTTTTCATCAT